ATACCAAAGGAGATTTGGACTTTCTGCCCAACAAGATTCTCCCCAGTTCAAAATGAACAAGGTATGATTGTAGGCTGGGAGTATGATGCTGGAAGAGAAGAGAAGATTCCGTTTGCCAATCATGAGATTATATTTTTTAGATACTTTAATCCTTATGATGATATTCGCGGTTTGTCACCCCTTGATGCGGCTAAGGAGAATATAAATCAGGATTTCTATGCTACTAGGTTTAACTCGTCTTTCTTTAGGAACGGAGCTAGTATAAGCGGGTTTATTACCGTGCCTGGAGAGCTTACTGATGAGCAGTTTAATAGAATATTAAAGCAATTTGAGGATAGACATGTAGGATACGATAAAGCGAGAAGGATCGCCTTGATAGAAGGGGGAGGTTCTTTTGTAGAAGCATCAGTATCTCAGAAAGATATGGATTTCATTGAAGGCAAAAAGATGACCAAACAGGAGATTCTGGCAGCCTTCAAGGTGAACGAAGTTGTTCTAGGGGACTTCTCAAACATAAAATCATATGACGGTATAAAAGCTGCTGATAAACAATTTTGGGAGGAATGTCTTCTTCCAAAAACTCATTACATAGAAGATCATTTATGGGCTAAATTCTTTTCTCATTTAGGACAGAGGCGAGGGAAAGGTAAGATTTGGGGAGAGTTTGATCTCGCCACTGTAGGTTCATTACAGGTCAATTTTGGAGACAAAGTAGCCATTGCAGGCAAGATGTTTAATATGGGATGGCCGATCAACGCAATAAATCGTCGGCTTGAATTAGGCATGGAGGATGTTCCTTGGGGGGATGAGTGGTGGGTGCCTGGTGGTTTCTTGCCGGTTACTGCTCTTTTAAGAAACAAAAAGCCTGATGATGATGAAGACGATCAAGATTCCTATGATCAAAACAATTGTTTTGATCCTTCGGGAAGGATGTCCGAGTCCAAATCAATCTCTCAATTAGAGTTGCCTGTAAATGCCTTTGAGTTTAGAAGCAAGGTAAAAAAGTTTTTGTTTGATGTCAGAAAGAAGATTTTAAAAAGTATTTGTGAAGGAGAGGAGTTTACCAGGCCTAATCTAACTAAAGAGTTTGACAAGCTTTCCTTTGATTTGAAAAAAGCGTATTTAAACGTGATAGCTCATGAGTTCCAAAGACTTGCTGCTGATTTGGAAAGCAAAGAAAAGGTTGACATTCAAGAACCTTTTGTTGTAGCATGGGTATCAGGGAGAGTAGATTTGGTTGTGGAGAAATTTGCTGATATTATAGAAACTTTGTTTCTCTCACTTGAGAAAGTGAAAGATAACGATTGTAAACCGGAGAAGGTTAGGTTGATCTTTAATGTTCTTTCTCAGAAGGCCGCTGTAATTGCAAGGAGTGAGGTAAATAATTCTTTGTCTTTTGGCAGGAGGTTGTTTTTAAGTAGGACATTGGGGGAAGCCATTGATTTGGAGGATAAGGATCATGAGTAATGGCATTGTAAGGAGAGTTGTGCAATCAGAAGTAAAATCTGTTAATACTAAGGATTTTACTGTTGAGGTTGTAATGTCAGATGAGACAGTTGATCGGTATAGAGAGGTAATCAAAGTAGGAGCATGGAAAAAGCGTTTGGCTTCTTACAAGAAGCATCCGGTTCTTTTATCCTCTCATAATTATAGTGGATTAATGAATCAAATAGGAGAAGCAAAGAGAATTGAAGTAAAGGACGGCGCTCTTAGAGCCGAGTTTCAATATTATGTTGAGGAAGGTGTTAGAAATCCTGAAGCCGAGTGGGCATGGGTTCTTGCTAGTAAAGGGATAGCAGCATTTAGTGTAGGTTTTATAAATCACGGCGGTTTCTTTGTAGAAGACGGAGACCCTCCAAAAGGGGTTTCCGAAGAGGAATATAGTTTTTACAAGAAACAGGGTGTTCGATATGTTTATACCGATGTGGAGTTGATGGAGTGTTCACAGGTTGTTGTTCCGGCTAATCCTTCATGTCTTCAGGATCAGTATGAAAGAGGGGCGGTTATAAAATCCTTGGGAGAAAGGGCTTATGCTGCTCTCTCGGATCTGGAGAATGAGTTAAAATGTGTTAGAGGAAAGAACAAGACGGAAAGTAAAGGGGTGATTCCTTACGCTCAGTATCCTCTTGCGGACAAGGACACTCCTTGGGACGGCCCTGCTGAAGTAACCAAAGCAAGTGTGGATGATTTAAAAGTAATGTGCACCTGGTATGCAGAGAAAGGGGAGAACAAAGGAGATTACAAGCTGCCTCATCATATGGCGGAAGGTCATGCTACGGTTTGGAGAGGAGTAGCCAATGCTGCAGCCAGATTGTCTAAAACGCAAATCCCTGCTGAAGACATGCCAGGGGTTAAGAGGCATTTGGCTAAACATTATGAGGAGTTTGATGAAATACCTCCTTGGAAGAAAAGCGCAGAATTGTGGGAGAAGTATTGTGAAGAAGATGTGACGGAAGAGGAGTTTGAATGCTTGTTTGATAAAGGTATAATTAGTGAGGATCTGCTTCTGGAGTTCAAGAAATGGGAAGAAACTGAAAATGAAATTCGTTGCAGGTTGAAAGACCCTGCTTTATTTGAGAAGTTTAGATATGTTACCTTAAAAGCAGATAAGCCCAGGGTAAGAGGTATTTTAGGTAAATTAAAAAATGAAGGTAATGAGTGGGATTTGCAAGCCTTGCGATTCCCGAAACAGGATGGATGGACCTTGAGTGAAGCAAAGAAGTGGGTTAAGGAGCATCCGGACATTTCCAAAACAATGGATAAGGAGGGAATTGTTATGAACATTGATGATTTTGAGGAAACCATTGATTCTTTGAAGGAGAAACTTTGTGAGACTTTTGAAAACCAGATGAAGATTTGCATCGAGACCATTGTTTCTTCCATTCGATCGGCAACTGATGAGATTGTGATGAAGGCGCTGGAGTCCCTAGATGAGGAATTGGAGAAGAGGAAGGAAAAGGAAATGAAGGAAGTGGTAGGAGAAGAAAAGAAGGAGGAAGTTTCAGAAGACACAACGGAACTTTTGAATGTGTTTAGAAGCATAACAGAGGAGATGAAGCAGACTTTCGGTGTTCAGTCATAGGACAATGAACCAGCCGAGAAATCATTTCTTCTTCTGTTTGTGATTATAATAAACCTAAAAACTATTAAATAGGAGGAATGGAAAAATGAATGAGGCACTACAGGAAATAAGGAAGATGTTGGAGGAGCAGAAGTCGTTGCTGCTTCTTAAAGTTGATGACAGGGTTAAGGATGCTATTCAGAAGATTGAAGGGCTTGAGGCTCGTTTGGGTGAATTGGAGAAAATGGCAACCCCTCGTAAGGTTCATCTCCCTGGGCTGGAAGATGAAAAAGAGAAGTTTTCTTTCTTCAAGGCCATCTGGGCTATCAAGACCGGGAATTGGGACAATGCGGGTTTTGAGAAGGAAGTTTTTGACAACACCAGGAAGAAAGCAATGGCCATGGGGACAGGTTCCGCTGGCGGTTACATCGTTCCTACGATTTACATTGCCGAGCTTATTGAGCTTTTGATGGCTGAATCCGTTGTCACGGCCATGGGGGCTACAGTTTTGAATGATCTTCAGGGGTCGCCTGTTCAGATTCCTCGTCAGTCCGGGGGAGCTACAGGGTATTGGGTAGCTGAAAATGCTTCCATTACCGCTTCTGATTTGACTTTGGAACAGCTTTCGTTGACTCCGAAGAAAGTTGGGGCTTTGGTAAAACTGAGCAACTCTTTGATTAAGCTGGCCAATCCTTCGGCGGAGGCTTTGGTTCGTAGAGACATCTCGGCAGCCATTGCTCTTCAGATTGACCTTAAAGCTCTCAGGGGAACCGGCGCTGCAAATCAGCCTACCGGTATTGCTTCTACGGAAAACATAAACACCGTTGCTATAGGGGCTGACGGAGGGTCTCTCACCTGGGATCATCTGCTTGATATGGAGTATGAGCTTGCTGTTGACAATGCTCTGAAAGGAAAGCTGGGATTTGTTTTCCATCCTGCTATTAAACGGAATCTTATGAAGAGGAAAGTGGCTCAGTACAGCGGGGACACCGGTGGGGAGTATATAATCAACCCCATGGCAGAATCTCTGTTCCAGACCTGGTTGGGCTATCCTTATAAGATGACCACTCAGATTCCCATCAATCTGACTAAAGGCTCTGGTACCAATCTGACAGAAGTTTACTTTGGTAACTGGCAGGAGCTTATGATTGGTCAGTGGGGCGGAATGGAAATTGCTCTGTCTCAGGAGACGAGTGACGCTTTTGAGAAGGATCAGACTTGGATAAGAATCCTGCAGGAGGTTGATATTGCGGTTCGTCATCCTCAGTCATTCTGTCTCATAAATGATGCTTCGGCGTCGTAATTGATATACAATCCCGTGAGCGGGAACCCCGCTCACGGGATTCCCTATTGAGGAGGGTTTAAGATGGATACAATAGGAGGGGAGGTAAAAACTCTTACTGCATTTACCCCCAGAGCGGTGTCTGGGGAAGTGCTCGAAAGCGGGGATGTCATTGACAGGAAAGGGCATAACAGTGCTACTTTTACTATTATTACAGGAAATTATACAGGCTCTCCTACTTCAATAAATGTTTCCTGTAAGGTTCAGGAATGCTCCACCACAACAGGAACGTTTTCTGATGTTTCCGGGGCAACCACTAGTATTTCAGGAGAGGTGACCACTTTGGCCAACATAGAGAAAGAGGTAAATGTTGACCTGAGGTCCTGTGAGAGATATATAAGACTCGCGGTTACTCCTGATTTTACTGGCGGGACAAGTCCTACTTTCTTTATGGGGGCCACTGTTACTTTAGGGGAACCTAGTATAAAACCAGCAGTTTAGTAATTTAGGAAAGGAGTGGATCTTTTATGCTGAAGAGAGTAAGGTCAGGATATGCTTATGTGAAGGGGACGAAGATTTTTGGACCTGGTGATACGGTTGATATTACTGAAGAGGATTTCAGGAAGAAGCATTGGATATTTGAACCAGATTCTACAGCAGAGAAACGGAATGAAGAAAGACAGGATGAAGAGAAACAGGATGAAGAGAAACAGGATGTTTCTGATGAGGTGATTCCTCAGAATAAAGCTGTGTTGGATTCCAAATCCGGTGCCCCTCTTATAAGAAGGGGGACTGTTAACAAAAATAAAGGATAAGGGTAGGCAATGAGATTAATTTCCCTTACCGATGTAAAATCTTTCTTGGAGATAACAAACAACAACCATGATTTGCTTTTGAGCAAAATTATTGAGAGAGTTTCAAAAAGAATTGAATCGTTTCTCAATCGGTTGTTAGTTAAGCAGGAAAGAACTGTCTATAGGAATGCAGGCAAAAGGTATTATTATTTGCCTGCATATCCTATAGATGAATCTGCAACCTTAACGGTTGTTTGTGACGGAGTAACTCAGACAAAGAACACAGATTATTTCGTCTGGTCGGATGAAGGGTTAATTGAATTTCAGAAAGATGCAATTCCTTCTTATCAAGATCCTAAGGAAGTTGTTATAACCTGGACCGGGGGATATGCAACAAGCGGAGAGGGTGATACAGAGTGTTTAGCTGTTCCTGAGGATATACAGGATGCGGCTTTAAAGCAGGTTGTTTATAATTACAGGAGAAGAAAGGATATAGGGGTATCCTCAATATCTATGCCGGATGGATCGGTTACCAAGATGCCTATTGATGCTTCTCTTCTGCCTGAGGTCAAGGATGAATTGATTAAATACAGAAGGCCGGGCGGTGAATGGTAATGGACGATTCCTTTGTGATAACATTAACAAGAAGAAACCTCGGGGGCAAGCCTCAGCATAAACCTGAGGATGTGCCTAAGGTGGTTGCAAATATAATGAGAACCTCACTTAGACCTATTGTTCATGAGGTGAGGAGCAAACTGCCTGGTGGTGCTTTAAAATCTCATACCAGGTTTAGTGTAAGTCAAACTCCTTACGGAGCCATTGCTTTATTGGAAACAGGGGGGAGATTGCCTTATGCAGGTGTTCATGCAAAATGGGATGATTCTCCTACTATAATAAGGCCTAAAAAAGGAGAGTATCTTGCAATTCCTATTTCTTCACAAAGAAGTGCAGCGCAGAAATTGTTCGGAGATCCTAAGAATCCTACTTCTCTTTGGGAGTATCATCCTACACTGAAAAGAGGCAGGGGTTCAAGGGCTCATGTTTTGTATTGGAGAGGAAGTGGCGGAAAAATCCCTTACTTTCATTTGAAGAAACAAGTGAAAATTAAGCCTTCTGTTAATCTAACAGAGGTTGCTGACAATATGATTTCAACTGTGATCATGCGGCTCAGAAAAGAGTTTACTGATTATGGATTTGATGTATCATTGGGGTAAAGGAATATAATGAGCACAAAGCGACAGTTGATTCTAAGTGGGATAAAAACGATACTTGAAGGAGTATCTAGTATAAAAAAAGTGGAGGTGAACAGATCCTCCCCTGTTGACATAGAATCTGTTCCGTTTCCTTGTGCATTTATATATTCAGGCAATGAAACCAAAATAACAGAAGGAGAATATTCGGTAATTGGCTATGAGAATTGGGAATGGATAATTAATGTAGAGGTTTGGTACGGGGAAGGAGATGATGGGGAGGAGCTGTTGGAGAGCATACATAAGGCAATGTACACTGATCATTCGATAGGAGGCAATGCTGTTACTTCTAGTAGAATAAGATCGGAGATGTTTCTTTTAGATCCGGTTAGGATTATAAATTCCATGATAATTGATTACTCGGTTATATATAGGCACAAAAACGGAATTCCTTAAAAAAGGGGGTTTACATCATGAGTAGAAAAGTTTATTATGATGCAGGACCGGATAGTGTAAAGTTTGGCATAGCCGGCGTATTTTACAAAGGTGTGCCTAAGGAGGTTCCTGATCCTATAGCATTGGTTTTGCTTAGGAAAGGCTGGGTAAAGGAGTGGGTTGATATTGACAATAATATACCTTATGTTAGAATTAGGAAAAATAAGGAGGTGTAACCATGGCACAACAGCAAGGTAGTGGGGTTCAATTAATATATGATGATGAAACAACGTTCGGGCTTGCTCCTTCAAGTCCAAATGCTTTTGTGTTGCCTTTTGTCAGTGAAAGTCTTAGGCAGTCCAGAAATCTTGTTAGCTCCAATACCATAAGGAGTGATAGGAATCCTTATGCTCCTGTTCGAGGCAGAGTTGAAGTGGCCGGGGATATAACTTTTGAATTATCCCCTCAGTATGGAAAAATGCTCAAGCACATATTCGGAAGTGTTACTTCATCGGGAGCAAGTGCCCCTTATACGCACACATTTAAGATAGGAGATTTGCCTATCGGAATGACTATTGAAAAACAATTTACCGAACTTGATACAGCAAAATATTTTCAGTACACTGGTTGCAGGGTAAATTCGTTTAGCCTAAGATGCACCACTGAAGGGATGATTGAGTGCTCTGTAGGTCTGATGGGCAAGAAGGAGATTGTCTCAGGAGAATCGTTTGATTCAACTGCTACGGATTTGGGGCACACTCCTTTTGATGCGATGGATGCCACAATTCGAGAAGGAGGGTCTGAGCTTGCCATAGTTACAGAAATCGAAATGTCTCTTGAGAACAATCTTGATGGTGGTAATTATGTTATTGATAGGACAGGCTTGAGAAGGTCCATTCCGGCGGGCACTGTTAGGGTTTCTGGCAGGGTAAGAGCGGTGTTTGAGAACACAACTCTCTATGATAAGGCCATTAACAACACGGAAACCAGTTTAAGTATTGAGTTTGCAAAAGGTACAGGCACAGGGGCTTCAGCAGGCAATGAGAAATTGACGATCTATGTCCCGGAACTTTTGTTCTCGCCTAATGCTCCAGTGGTTAGCGGCCCTGCTGGTGTTGTGGTTGAGCTTCCGTTTGAAGGTTACTATTCCAATGATTCGGCTAGCTCGGCCATGTATGCCGTTCTGTTGTCCCCTTTGAGTGCCAATCAGTTAGGATTGTCGTAACGCTTGTTGGAGAAAGGAGATTTGAATGAAGGACAAATTTGAGTATATTATAGGGGGTGAAAAGTTCTTTCAAACTAAATTGGTTTGGGGGCAGATAAAACAGATTATTGAGGAATTGGAGGAAGTAGAAATCCCTATAGATTTTACAATTCGAGATGTTCTGAGTATAGTAGGGAAAAAGCTTCCTAGGCTCCTTGCGATAGTTCTGATACCGGAAGGCAAGACTGCTCGTGATAAGGACGTTGATAAAATGATTGATCTTTTTGAGTGGGAACTATCCGCGGAGCAGATAACCTCAATAATTGAAGATTTTTTCTCCTGCAACCCAATTCCTTTCTGGTTGGAAAAGATTCAAGAAAGGATTTTGGGGAAGACGGAAAGATAGTAG